ATATTAAGGGCAGGAGCAACAAACTTCTTCTCTTCTTCCTTGTCAAACGACAGGGTTACAGAAACACCATTATCTGACCAGTACTTCTGAGCAGTTGCTGCTAGTCCAATCTTTTCAAATAGGCTTACCTGCTTCTCAGAACGCTTGTGTCCTGATGCAACTGGGAAGTAGACTACTGAGGTATTAGCTGATACTAGGTCTGCTTCAATCTTATACCCTGCAGCTTTGAAAAGATGGAGCATTGGATCTTGATCACCAAAACGAATTGCACGAAGGTAGAACTCTCCACCAGGTCCCCAGTGAACTCCAGGTGTAGCACCAGAAAGAAGTGACACGGAACCTGATGGCTTAACTGTTGTTACACGAACTGATTCACGAACACACAGCCATTCTGAATAGCGATGATCATGCTTACGAATTGTGTTGTAGCCCTCATCCATCCATTCACGGGTTGTTGGAAGACCATGCTCGTCAGCAAATGCAGCAATGCCTGTCAAAGATGTTCCAATACGACGGTTTCTTTGCATAATACCGTTTGTCTGTTGCCAATGTGTTGGCATAAGAGTTACAGTTTTTCCATAAAGATAAGCAAACTTCAATGTCTTGAGGAAGTCCTCCTTGGATTCATGGCGATTTAAGTGTACCTCTACAAGTGTACAAAGTTCGTATGACTCCAATGGCTGCTCCGCACAAGGATTGAAGCCCATGATGCGAGTGTCCTTATAATCAGGAGCATCTGCAAGACGGCCATAATTACGAGCAACATCAAGCCAGATAAAACCTGGTTCTCCGTTGTCTGCAATTAAATCTACATAATCTTCATACTTTGTTCCAACCTCAGCAGCAATTGAGTTATTACTCATCCATGCCCAACCTGGCTTTTCTGGATCGTATGAATTTCTTTCTGGGAATACTTCTGGATTCTTAAGATTAATAAAGCCCTCGTCTTTTGCAGTACCTAATGCAAGTGTTGCAGAACGACGAACATTTCCTGAAACAACGCATGTGCCAATAAGATTAATAATGTCTACAATTGCACGGCTATCTAGCTGCTCTCCTGCTCTAGAACCAATGACATTTCTGATTCGTGTATGTAGATCAATAAGTGGTGCTGGACCGCTAGCGACCCCTCCAAAGCCCTTAATAGGTGCTCCTAGAGGACGGATTAGATCATAATTAAATTCTTGTACCGCTTGATTTTGACGCAGGAATGAATTAATTAAAAGACGTCTGCTTATCTTGTCCAAGAGTATCAAACCCAACTCCAATACCTAGCATCAGTGCATCCATTACCCAAGCAAAAAGAGCACCTGGATCATTACGATCAAGATCACGAGTAGATACCATTGCACAGTTTTGAAGTGAAGCAGAGTTGCGCTTCTCCATAGTCATTGGAGTACCAAATGCCCATAGACCACGACCTGGAGGAGTCCACTTCAACTCAAACATTCTTTGGAATGCTTCTTGTGCTGACTTCTGAGCCTTGTTATCATTCCATGGAAGACGGTTGTCCTTAGCATGGTTCTTTTGAACTGAGTACATACCCTCAATTACACGACGGCATACTTCATGCCAGCGTTCTTTAGTTCCGTCTTCTTTAACACGTGAATAGGTACGAATAAATGTAATTTCTCCCAGTGAGTTAGAGCCTGCATCTGAAAATCCAAATGGAGCTGGGACGGTAGAGTACTTGTTTACAAAGTCCTCTGATAGACGGAATGAGAATACGCTTTCTGACATTTATATACCTTTCAAAGTAAAATTAAGTGAGTACTTCATGTTTTCTGAAGTAGTGTTAAGTATATCATAGATTTAGAAATAAAAACACGCTCAAAATTATTCTATCAATCTATAGTTTAGTGTTACAGCTTTATGTTTTATAAAGTGCTACAATTAATTATTTATTTTATGGTATACCCTAAGATTTTCCAAGAATCGTTCTGGATTAAATCTCCAGTTGTCCTTTGCAAAAGATGTAGCTATATCAATGCATGCTTTTTCGTATATATCTTTTTCAAGTACTGGCTTCAACCTTAATAAAACCTCAGTTATATCGTAATAGTTATTTCTTAAAAATGTTGGATCCCCAGCTTGGTTTCTTTTAAAAACCTTTTCATTGACTTTGCCAGATGGCTCATATAGTTTGACTGTTAAGTATTGTTTTGCAAAACCCCAATCACTATACATGCTGTAAGCTTCTGCTGCCTCTATTGCATTATTGTAAAAAATGATGGTCCTTACTGGGTCTTCGCCATCTCTTGAGATTGTTAGCATATATGCTGTTTGATTTTTTAAGGCAACTCCTTGCAAGTATGCACTAACTAAATCTGTGTGCTCTTGCTTTAGCTCTCCACTCATCTTGCATCATTATTTCTAAGATGATGTGTTATTAACATTTTTCGTCCACTTGTAAGGTTTAGCGATTCATGCATGTAAGGGTGTCCAGAAGGATACATAGCAATGCTTCCAGCAATTGGCTTTACTTTTATATCATGGTTTGGGAAGTAAAGTTCTCCGCCTTCATAGTCATCATTTAAATAAACAACAACTGTGTATTGAATATAATCATTTTTTTCATTTAAATCAACATGTGGGCCCATATGCATATTGGTGCCATATTTATTTATTCCTATTACAGTATTTTCTTGTTTTATAATAGAAATTGCAAAATCTAAATGATCTTTTGGAATATCAAATATATTAGCATAAACCTTTGCACACTCAGCCATATAATCACACAATGACTCTATAACAAACTTACACTTATCTAGTGTGACAGGATCAGACTCTTCTTTATACCTAGATCTATCCATATACTTTATATCGCCATAGATATGCTTTTCATCTGATCCAGCATACCAATTTTCCCACCCTGTAACTGCCTTTGAGTTTAATGACTCTATAGCATTAATGATCTCTTGGCTATTTTTTATAACTCCAGGGAAATAAACAATCTTATCTTTTAATATTTCATGCTTCATTATTTTTTAATCCTGAGTGTTGCCATTGGTATCCATCTTTCTCTATGTCATAATAATCTCTAGCCCACAATCCAACAAACTCTCTATCTTTTGAGTCAAACCCTCCAGTTATTGAATGAGCAAGAACAAATAAGTCTGATATCAAAAGATCTCCTTCTTTCCATTTATGGACATAGAGAAGATCTTCGTTATTGATAGTAATGAGATCTAAGATGTGTTTTCTTATTTTTAAAAACTGTTTCTTTTCACTATCTGTTGGTTCTCTACCGTCAAATTCATAAAGGTAGTCTGCATCATCAGTATGATGTGTAAGGTCTAATCTAATTACCTTTTTATCTATCCACCAATGTTTTGATATTGCTGGTTTTACAAAATTAGGATAATTTTCTTTGGAAGAGCAGTATTTGCTTTTGTTTAAGAAATCTTTCCAGTCCTCATCTAGATTATCGTATATCTCACTTGTATCAACAAAAAGTGTTTTACCTGTTTCTGGATCTGCAGAAAATTTTATCATATTCCAAAAACTAGCTACAATTGGTATATTATATTCTGTATGCTCTATGTGCCACGGAAGAATAACTTGATCTTTTTCACTATTCTTTTGATTTGAAGTTAGTCTTGAATGATTCTCTTGATACTTTTCTTTAATTTTATTAGTATCTGATGTTTTGCGATGCCTATCTGATGTTTGAGGATACCAATTAAAGTAATCCCCAAAAATCTCTCTAACCAAGCTTTGATCTTCTACAGACAAGTTGGCATCACGAAAACAAACTATTCTATTATCAATAATAAGATTTGAATAATATTCTATATTATTCTTAATATCCTCTATTGATACAAAAGCAGTTGGACTAACTATTCTCATAGTATACCCTTTTTACTTATCTTCAAGGTATGGATTTTTTTTAATAACTAGTGAACCAGCATTAAACTTTTTAACTGACTCTGGATCAGATGGATCATACTCTGGCTTAAATATAAATCCTGGGAACATATACTTGTCTCCCTCTTTCATAATATGAACCTGATGACGATATGGAAATGTTGATGGAAAAATAAGTGCTGATCCAGCAACTGGTTTAATCCAAAAATCAATTAGATTTTCATTTTCTGGATCATAAAGATCTGATCTTGGCTTAAGGTGAGCATACTGTGGATCTAACAAATCTTTATCATGCAATATCCAAGATAGCTCTCCACCTTCATAATCGTCGTTTAGATAAATTACCATTGACCACCAAAGACTATCATCTCCAGCTTGAGCATCATAGTGAGCACCCATTTCTAATCCAGCTATATACTTCATCACTCCCGCAAATGGAGATATGTTTGGTTCTTCTATGTCTAAGCCTCTATCTTTAACAAAAGCATATGCCACATCTTTAACAGCATTTTGTATTGCAGAAACAATGTATGTTGCCTTTTCTTTTGCTTCTCCAGACAATGAGTCTAGGTTGCTTACATTAAAATCTTTTTTACCGCCGAATGCTACACCGTCTCCAGAATTTGATAGCCAATTTGTCCATGCGGGAATTACACTGAGTATGTCTGGATCACCGTCGGTTTCTTTAATTAAAGATATCAACTTCTCAGGGTCTGGAATAACCTCTGTGTAGTAATATATATTCTCTTCTAGCTTTTTTTCTAGTTTCATGGTCTCACATCTCCTTTAGTATATAATACCACATTCTTAAAATACATTAGTACTTGTTATTTTCATAAAAATTAACCTTTTTTATAAATCCAACAAGCACATATCTGACTGGGCCTGCTCCTACATGCCTTACTCCATGCTCATACTTATCGTTGCCTGGAAACAAGACCAAAGAGCCTGATTTGGGCTTTAGTTCTATATTCATGTGTTTAAAAAAAAGCTCTCCATCTACATAGTCATCATTTAAATAAACAATTGCAGCATAAGATATAGATGGATCTGTATGTTGGTCAGTATGTGATTTTAGCTCAACACCTTCTTGCATTCTTTGAATAGTGGCCAAACCACTTAGCTCAAGATCAGGATATGAAAAACTAACAATGTCTCTTAGTCTGCGATAAATAGAACGATAGATTTTCTTATTAGCTATATTTAAATTTTTATCATTCCAGTTTTGAGTTATCTCAAACTTGCCTTCAGCTACAAGATTATCAATGTCATCTCTACCAAACTTTTCCATACAAAACATTTTCACATTAAAATAGTATTCAATGTTCCAGTCTTCTTCTGGGGTGTTGGATATAATATTGAATATTTCGTCAATTTCTTCTTGAGATAAAAAGTTTTCTACTATTAAAACATCATCTGTTATATTTTTTACTATAAAGTCATTTTCTTCTAATTCTTCTTTTAAAAAACTACTCATATGTTATACGTCTTCTACCTTATACTTATTACCATTCATATCAATTTTATATCCTTCTTTTATAAGATTTTGCCACTCTTCTTTTTCTATCTTTTGTGCATCTCTTACCTTTTTCATTTCTTCAGCCCACATATCTCTTGTTTCTTGTGAATATGCTGACTCTTCTCTATCGTCCCAGAATGAGCCCATTGTATATCTTACACCTTTTGTAATCATTGTTACTTCGTGCATATTCTCATATCCTCCGCTAAAAACAGCAAGCATTCCAGTTTTTGGAGATATGGATATGTCATGACTTGGGAACTGTAGCAGGCCACCTTCAAAGTCTTCATTTAAATAAATAAATGCTGCATACCTGCTTCTTTCAAATGGTCCAGTATTTCCATGCTCATCAGTGTTGTCAGAATGTATTCTGGCATAAGCACCAGGTTCCCACTTTTGAGTATGGTAGCCTATCTCAACAATGGTGCCTGGATCTAGATCGTGAATAGAGGCAACTCCATTTATAATTCCTTGTTTAATTTTTGAGAATATGTCTGATGGAAGGCCAAAGTCAATGATTTCTTGATCACCATCTTTAGGAAGTACTGATGAGTATGACTCATAAAAAGATATTGGAGACCAGATAATTTTTTCATTTTCAACCTGTTTATCTAAAACTTTAATAATTTGTTCAGATTCTTCATTGGTTAAAAAGTTTTCATAAAGAATAATATCTTTAGTTAGTCTCACTTTATTATTGAGGTTTGTCATGGCTGTCTATCTCCTGTATGCTTTTGAATTGTCCAGAAAAATGGTATTACATATCTAATACCGCTTTTAATTTCACGAACACCGTGAACATAGTTTAAATCTCCTGGGAAAAAATATGCTGCTCCTGGCTTTGGCTTAAACTCTATACCTTGATTTGGAAAGTATAGTTCTCCGCCCTCATAATCGTCATTTAAGTAGAATAATCCAGCTAGGTCAAACCATGGAAAATCATTTGGCTCACCGCTTGGTAGTTGCTTATCAGCATGTGGCATCTGAAGCTGACCTGGAAGCCATCTTACAATTGCTGGACTTGTTTCTTTAGCATCAACTTCAAAATATGCATCTACATCTTTTTTAAAACGCTTAACCATATTAGAAATAACAATAGATATTTGTGGATCTAGCTTATCTAAGGTGTTTGCTGTTGCAACTCTGTCTTTCCAATAATCAGAATCATATGTAACAACCCCATCTTCATTATAGTGAGTTTCTGTTACATCCCATACTGTTATTCTTTTTGCAGCATCTAACAAGAACTCATGCTCTTCTTTGGTCATAAAATTTTCTCTTGCTTGAATATGTTCTGGCGATGAACCAAAAAACCCAGCAGGGGTAATTGATTCGTATTGAATCATGTTACGATTTTGAATTTCTTCTGTCATATTTTTATTATACCACTTTCTATTCGTAAGACCTTTTAGTCCAAACACTATTTTTATATACACCACCATTTGGAATACGATATTTTTTACTATTTTGTGTATTGTTAATAATTATATCATTTACTGTTGGAATGACTGTTTGTGATTTCCAATCTTCTCTTAAAAAAGGAATCATCTGAGCATATGGGGTTCCAGCTGGTATAACTCCAGTCCACCCCTCTTTAATAAAAAATGGCATAGATCCAGGAAGATTAACTTTATCGTTATCTATAATTCCAGCAACTGTCATAAAGGGCAGATCATATCTATTAAATGGAGAAGAGTATAAAACACTATACCCAGAGGGAACTTTTATAGCCCATTCTGGGAACCAAGCAAAATGATACTTGTAATATCCATGCGGTTGTTCAAACTGTGGCATTGGCTCTCTTCTTGTAACAAAATCTTGATAAAGTGGATCACTAACCTTTGCTGAAATATTTCCAATATCATCAATTGAAAATGTTATATCGCATGGTGTTACAAGACTATATCCTGTTGTCATTATATCTAAAAGTGCTGGGCATGCTTTCCATGTTGGTATCTTTCCAGCATCTGGACCAACCCAATATTCTCCATTGGGCATCTTAGCAAATCTATCAGCCTGTCTATACCAAGATGGAATTAGTTTTGATACTGGCTGAGGTCTTGAGGCGCTATCTGACTTTAGCCAATACCTATTGCTAATAAATTCTATAACCTTCATATTGTATTATCAATCACACTTAACTTTAAATTTTTAACCTCATGTGATCCAATAGACTCGCCTTTTTCATTTACTGCATTACGGTACCAATCAGTCCATTCCCCTGATTGATTTATTTCTTGGGCTGCATCGCCATATGCCTGCATCTGTGCATTTCTTTCTGCAATATTTTCAAAATTTACAATAGTGATAGATTCATCTTTTAATGATGATACAGAGATTGGAATAATTGTTGCTATTGGAGTGTTTGCCTTTATTGTAATTTCTTTATTTGCTGTCATACATTTAACTGCCAGTGGAAAATCAGAATCTAAAAAAGATGTTGAAATAAGAGAAGACATAACCTCAAGATCTTTATTAAAATAGTTTTGTGGAGTTATTGTAAGAACACTCATCTTTTCTTCTGTCCTTAAAATAAATCCAGTGTTGAAGCTAACGGTTGATTGACCCCTACCTGTATAAACATAATCGTTACCTTCCAATACTGTTACATTGTTTGGAGTTGTATCATTAATTCCATTCCAAATAAACTTAATGTCTACTGGACAAGAGATATACCAGCCAATTACATTAGCTGATGTCACTGGATGACATCTATATGCATGACCCTGCGGGGTCTCATCCATCCAATCTCTCTTTATACTCATTGGAGATATATTTAAAGCTTTTTTATTTAATTTATAGCATGTGACTATTGACATTAAGATCCTGTTTCTTGATAAAATTCTGGCTTATGAAATTTATCGCTATAGTCAAGCATTGTAACCAGTGAATACTTAGTTCCAGAATGAACTACTTTTGCTTGATGGGGATACATGTATGTTGATGGAAATAATACAACATCCCCAGCTTTTGGTATATAGTTAATACCTTGCAATCTAAAAAATAGTTCTCCGCCCTCAAAATCATCATTCAGATAAGCTACTAATGAAACGGTACAGTTATAAGAAAAGCCATGGTCGTGGTGCTCCATAAAGTGATGTCCTGGCTCATACTTAATAAAATTAAAGGCTTCCCAATATCTTAAGTTATAAATGTTAAAGCGTTTACAGTAATCCTGTACGGCAAGGTTTTGTCTATCAAAACAATCTTGCCATATTGCTTGTAGCTTTAGAGAATGCTCAGATGTATCACCCTCAATATTTTTCATTATTTGTGTCTAGCACAGACTCTAACCTATTAATTAAATCTAGGTCTTTTGGAAGAACATCATGATAAACTAAAATTCCTGGTGCGACTTCTTCAACACCGCTCCATGATACCAACTCATTATTGATTGCATTCATATTTTCTCCTTTTGTTTTACTACATTTTTTGTTCTGGATGACCCAAAAGATTAATGTCTGACATGATAACTATACAGTATTTTCTTCCAGATTTCATTGGAAGCGAGGCATGTTCATAAATATAATTTGATGGAAATACTGCAATATCTCCAGCTTTTGGGGTATATGTTAGCTTGTCAAGTCTTGGAAAATGTATTTCTCCACCATCATAATCTTCATTTAGATAGACAACAATTGACACTGTTGTATTGTAATGTGGGCCGTGGTCAGCATGTATTTTAAATTCTTGGCCTTCACCTTCATACTTAACGAAGTTAAATGCTTCATAGTAAGTTACATTTATTCCCCAGTATTTTGCATAATCATCAACACACTTTTTTACAATATCATACATTTTTTCATAAATATTCAAAAGTTCAGAGTTTTGTTCAGTTCTTGGTCCTAGAGTTTTGTCATTAAACTTAAAGTCTGAGCAGTCTCGTGCAGATTTTATTGGCTTATTAGAATTAGTTACCTGTGCTTCGCTCCACTTATAGCTTGAACCTTTAGATAAATTTTTCTCAAGTGTATCTATAACCCAGTCAACATCATCCTTACTGATGGCACCTTCATAGATATTTAGTCCTAGTGCTGGATTAGATATGTTGATACCGTTTAGATTTCTTGGCACTCTGGTTGATAAAGATTCTGATCTATCCTTAGTAAACCAAGGATTTTCTTCTTCGCTGTACATAGTTTACCCCAAACTGTATTCTTAATAATTATATCATACCATCGTCTTTAGTATACTTAATTGGTTTTAATATCCTTTTTGTTATTGTTTTATCAACTTTATCTCCATTGTAATCTATACCATTTTTATAGAATTGTGGCCATGCATACTGTCCATTGTCTTCAAAATATTGAGATCTCATAAATGTATACTTTTCAAAACTTTCTCTTTTTTGTTTACTTGAATGCCTTATTTCTACCTCTGTCATTTCTGTAGTATTTTTTTGATGTATAGATATAAAGCATAACGGCATTCCTTTCGGGAATAGTATTTCTTTATTTGGAGTATTTATCTTCCATGTTACTTGTAGTGGATGATCCATAAAACGATTAGATCTTAGTAGTCCAGTTAACGGTTGAGCATCTTTAAACATATAGTTTGGTGGTCCAGAAATAGTTAAGTAATGGTCATCGTCTGTTTCTGCAATTAATCCAAAAACAAATGTAATAGCTCCCACTCCTGTATCTTTAGATACAAGTTTAATACCCTTGTAAAATTCTCCAGAAAGAATAGAGATATGATTAGGATCTTCTCCATCTATTCCTTCAGATACTCCGTCCCAACTAACAATAACATCTTGTGGAAGTTTTATTTCCCAACCGTTTGACATTGCATCTAATAGTGGAGTGCATTTATATGCTAATTTATTGTGTGTTTTATCCATCCATTCTCTACGAATAGATGCTGGTTCAATTTTTGGATATGGGGCATCTATATCATTAGTCCAAAATATAATTTTTGGCTTACTAGGCATCTACTTCTTTTCCCCATTTTCCAATAGGGCATTCTGCATTAGATAAAAGGGTTTTTAATGGCATAAAGCATCCACACTTACTGCATTGTTTGGTTTGTAAAAAAAACTCACATCCTAAACAAGATTGCATTCTTTTATCAATAATGTCTTGATCGTTTATTTTTCTGTCTGGATCTAAAAGGTGCCACGGCCTTGAATCACCTAGATTTTTTTTCCATTCATTCCACTTTGACATAAATTAAATCTCCTTTTTAAAATTATACCATTGGAATAATTTTTTGTCCATCCCAAAGATCACCAATGTTTGCTTTATTTTCTAAAGATGTATCAATTAAAATAACATTGCTTTCAAATGCAGCTTGATATTTTTTATCAGCAAAATCTAGTTTTTGATTTATAGTAACACCAAAAATTTTATTATCTGATATAAACAAATAAGCATTTTGATCATCTGATATATTAACAGATTCACTTTCTAGGTTATGAACCACTGTATTGTTTTCAAATGTATCACCTATTGCAAAGCCACTACTAATAGGGACATAAACTCCATGTGCTCCATATGAAGTAGCAGCCTTATATCTTAGGTCTACCTCTGTATCTTTTGGAATATATAAAATATCAAAAATTTCAAATAAACCATATTCTATTTCAACTGCAACAGCATATTCATTAAATAACATAATGTTACCACCAATCATTTGCTATTAAATTATACACCTATTTAACTTTTTATGTTACTGTGTATTTTATTTAATTAAACTTGACACATTCCATTATAACAGTAAGTAGAGCCTGTGCATGCTGGTCTACATACCGAAAAGCTTGGGAAGAACGGTGGGAAGAACGGTGGGAAGAACGGGAAGCTTGGAGGGAAGAAAGGTGGGAAGAACGGTGGGAAGAACGGGAATGAAGGTGGGAAGAACGGTGGGAAAAATGGAGGGAAAAATGGGAAGCTTGGAGGGAAAAACGGTGGAAAGAATGGTGGAAAGAATGGTGGAAAGAAAGGAGCTAGTGTTGTAATAGATCCAGATTCTGCAGAAGGAACGCTTGTACCATTGGCATTAGTTGCTCTAACGTTATAAGTCTGAGCTGTACCACCAGTATCGTTAATAAGAATAGGGCTTGTAGATCCTGTTCCAGAAGTTGCATCGCTGCCAGTTACAGTATACCCAGTAATAACCTTACCGCCATTTGCTGGTGCTGTGAATGCAATAGAGTTTTGATTAAGGCCAGCTGTTGGGACTGGTGCATCCATTTGTGCTGGAACTGTAGTTACCGTTACAGATGAAGAGGTGGTACCTGATGCAGTTCCACCAGCACTTTTTGCTTTTACTGTAAATGTGTAAGATACATTTGATGCTAAACCTTGAAATGTAGCAGAAGTTGTAGCAGAACCAGTATCCCAAGTATATGTTGCTGGTGTTGTTGTAATTACATATGAGGTTGCTGCTAGTGTTCCTGGTTGTGTCCAAGAAAGTGAAGCTGCTGCTCCAGTTCCTGCTGCAGATTCTGCTGAGGTTGTATTAGCTGTCAATAGGTAAGGTCTAGCAGTTCCAACATCAGTAGCTGTTAAACTAGTTACGTTAGATGGTTCCAAAAAGTCATTTGATGCTTGAGACTTTCTACCTGACTTCTTACCTGCTGCCATTTTTTTCCCCTTTATCCTATTATGCCATCAAGTCGCCGTAGACAACCCATGTATCTGCTGCTCTTTTGAAAAGAGTTGCAGATGACCAAGTTGTACGGAGCTTTAATCCTGGTGTTGAGTTTACTGTTACTCCGCCAGCGCCTGCAATTGTAACCTGTCCAGTTGATGTCTGAAGGATATCAAGAGATGTTCCAATTGGAAAGTTTAGTGTTGCGTCTGTTGGAATTGTAAGTGTCATAGCCGAAGATGATGACATTTCAATTAAACTATCTCTTTCAGTTAATGCTGAAAGTGTATAAGATGCTGTCTTTTGAATAATTGGTGTACGTGATGGTATACCTTCTTTTGTTTGTGTGCCGTCTGTAAATACAACTCCTGCTGCCGTCAAGTTATTTAGAGCAAGGTCATCAAGTGATCCTTCTCCAAAAGCAACTGTTGTTGCAGGCTCTGTTGCTACATCTTTAAACAACTTCCACTTAGAGTCAGAAACATCTCTTACGATACCAGCATGCTTTGCGGTACCATCTGTATAAGCAACTACAAGACCAAGATCTACCGTATTTGCTGCATTTTGATGAGCAAGCTGAACCATATTATCTTCAATTGTGATTGATGTTGCTGATGCTGAAAAGTTAGTTCCGTTTACTGTGAAGTTTCCATCAACAACAACATTACCGTCAACTTCCATATTTCCAGTAAATGTTTGATTTGCTGCATTTAAATAAGCTAGTTGTGCTGTATCAGAAATTCCATGAATAGATGTTGTGTCTGTTGCATGTGAACTTAAATCAGTAGATGATGCTTTTGCATCTAACTGAGTCTGAATTGCTGAGGTAACTCCGTCAACATAATTAAGCTCAGTAGCGGTTGCTGTTACTGCAACATCTTCATTAATCTTAGGGCTTGTAAGAGTTTTACCAGTAAGGGTCTGTGTTCCTGTTGTAGTTACAAGAAGTGATGTATCTGAAATACCATGAACGTTTGTTGTGTCTGAATTATGATCTGAAACTGCTGTGCTAATTGCTGAGGCTGTTGCTGTGGTTGTAGCAAGTGCTGAGGTGTCTGCAATTCCGTGAACATTTAGTGTATCTGCTTCATGTGTTGAAGCAGCTGAAGCTGCTGCTGAAGAAGCTGCTGCATCAGCATATGCCTTTGTAGCCAGCTCTGCCGTATCTGCAATTCCATGAATAGAGGTTGTGTCTGAGCTATGTGTTGAAACAGCTGAAGAAGCTGCACCATCTGCATAAGTTTTTGTAGCAAGCTCTGCTGTATCTGCAATTCCATGAACAGATGTGGTATCTGCACTATGTGTACTTACTGCTGAATCTGCATAAGACTTTGTTGCTAGATCTGCTGTATTTGCAATTCCGTGAACACCTGTGGTGTCTGCACTATGTGTTGATACTGCACCATCTGCATAAGTTTTTGTAGCTAGCGCTGTCGTATCTTCAATTCCATGTACTGAGGTAGTATCATTATTATGTGTAAAAATTGCTGTGTCAACCACCCAGACTTCTGTGGCAACCGTTCCAGTTGAATCTGGAAGAGTTAGGGTTCTATCTGCTGTAGGCTCAGCGACAGTAAGAGTTGTTTCATAGTCATTAGCAGTAGCACCTTCAAAAACAAATGAATTTGTAACTGCAATTGTAGAGCTATCAATAGTTGTTGTTGTTCCTTGAACTGTTAAATTACCAGAAACTGTTACGTTACCGCTAACATCTGCAAGAACAACAGTTCCTGTAGCATTAGGAAGAGTAATGGTACGATCTTCTGTAGGATCTGTAACCTGAACTGTCGTCTCAAAAGCATTTGCAGTTGCACCTTCAAAAACAATGCTTGAGCCAAATGCTGGGTTTACTGTTGAGTTAGCATCAATGAAGTAATCAAGGTTGATCCAGTGATTTGTTCCATCGCCAATCTTAAATTTATTTGCATTTATAGTCTCCTCTTTGATGGTCTCTTGTAGTATTATATCAGATAATTAGTTAAAATTATCTATTGGACTTCCGCCGTCATAACTGTTGTTCCAGTACTCTGAATCGTAAAATCCAGCGATTTCTGTAGATGTAAATATTGAATCATAGAACCCTGCATCCTGGAATATTGAAACAATAAGGCCTGTTCCATCAATTGCAGTATCGTGAATATGCTGTCTAAGATCAGCGGTATCTGAAAATGTAGCAATCATAATCCAATCAGCCTGGTCCGTAGAGTAGATAGACAAGTGGCGTGAGACTGTATCAAACCATAGCTGTCCATCTGCTGGATTTGCTGGTGCAGTTGACTCAGTAGGAACTATAGGTGTTCCTACTAAGCCATCTACATAAAGTTTAGTTGCTGCATGTGTGTTAAGAGTAGGAGTGCCAACTGTGACAGCTTGACCAAAAGTACCGCCTTCGGCTACTGATAGCCCATGCTTTACTTTAAAGTCTCTATTAGTTGTTGCCACAGTTGACTCCCGTCTCTAATTATGCTTCAATATAAGTCTTGCTTACCTTAACAGATGTATCGTTAGCAGCAGCAGTAACCTGAAGTACAACATTGCCACCGTCATAGACAGCATTTGTTGTTCCTAGTTCACCATTGCTCTGTACATTAGCGTACTCTGTTAGATAAACATTGTTATTTCCATCTACTGCTACCAACATTTCAATTACTTCAATGTCAGTACCCTTTTTCATTTGAATTACATACTTAGCAGCAGAGTATGTTGTTGCTGACCATGCATCAATATTTGTTGTTGCAGTTCCAGCAGTTGCTAGGTTAGAACCAATAAGGGCATCTCCGAAAGCAATGCTTGTTGCAGTTGCAGCACCAAGTACTGGAGTAACAAGAGTTGGGCTGTTAGTAAATGCTACTGTACCAGATCCTGCCTCATCAGTTAATGCTGATGCAAGGTTTGCAGAAGATGGTGTTGCAAGGAATGTTGCTACGCCAGTTCCAAGACCTGAAATACCAGTTGCTACTGGAAGTCCTGTAGCATTTGTAAGTGTTAAACTTGTTGGTGTTCCCAAACTTGAACCATTTGGAATTGTTACTGTTCCAGTAAATGTAGGATCAGCAGTTGGTGCTTTAGTATTAATCTGTGATTGAATTCCAGAAGTAACACCATTTAAGTAGCCAATCTCTGTATCAGACACATCTGCTACACGAGCTTGTGTAATTGCTGTATCAATACTAAATACTGTACCAGTTAGTGTTAACCCATTACCAGCAGTAAATGTACCTGCACCTGAGAACTGTGTGAATGATATTGGGTCTGTTCCAATTGTTGCTGGCTTAAGTGTTTGCACCCAACCTGTATTAGCATAGGTACCAGCACTTACGAAGATAAAGTCTCCGCTATCTACTTCTGTTGCTGTATCAAAGTCTGTTGCACGAAGTGCTTGACCTGAAGCCTGAACTACGTAGATACCATTTTCTGCACCATTTGTCTGACCATTAAGAAGAATACGATCTCCTGTTGCAAGTGTTACTCCACCAGCAGTGTCTCCATTTTCAAGAGCGGTAGCAATTGCAACATTTGTAAGAACTGCTGCTCGTGCTGCTGGATGAATATGAAGTCCTTCAGAAACTGCATCTACGTAAGCCTTTGTAGCAGCATCTGTTGAATCTGTTGGTGTTCCAAGACCAGTGATCTTGTTTGTACCCATTGCAATTGCACCAGTCATGGTACCGCCAGATAGGGCAAGCTTTGCATCAAGTTGTGTCTGGATTGATGAAGTTACTCCATCAAGATATCCAATTTCTGTGTCTGACACGTTAGCAACAACTGCTTGCTTGTTGTTTAACTGTGTTTGAATAGCTGAAGTTACGCCGTCTACATAGTTTAATTCTGTTGTAGATAGTGTGGCCCCATCAAGGATATTTAATTCTGTAGCAGTTGCTGTAACTGCAACATCTTCGTTAATCTTTGGAGATGTAA